GAGTTGACATACAAGTTGTTTAGGATGATGGGCGGTAAGTTCCCCCGTCAAGAGTTAAAGATAATCGACCTTACATTACGCATGTTCATCGACCCTGTGTTGGACTTAGACCTTGGGTTATTGGAACAGCACCTCGAAGACACCCGTGACCGCAAGCACAAGTTGTTGATGGACGCTGGGATAGAGGACAAGAAAGACCTTATGTCTAATATAAAGTTTGCTGACATGTTGAGAGGGCTAGGTGTAGAACCCCCTATGAAGGTAAGCCCCACCACAGGCAAGGATACTTACGCCTTTGCAAAGTCAGACGAGGACTTTAAAGCACTGCAAGAACACGAGGATGACAGGGTCCAATCTCTAGTAGCGGCACGTTTGGGTAGCAAAAGTACCTTAGAGGAGACACGCACAGAGAGGTTTATAGGCATATATAAACGTGGCCTGCTTCCGGTCCCAGTTAGATACTACGCCGCACACACAGGTCGTTGGGGTGGGTCCGACAAGATCAACTTACAAAACCTTCCAAGCCGTGGGAAGAACGGGAAGAAATTAAAGAAAGCTATCGTTGCTCCCGAAGGACACACAGTTGTCGAAGCCGATAGCTCACAGATCGAAGCAAGGGTCTTAGCGTGGTTCACGGGACAGGATGACCTGACCTCTGCATTTGCCAGAGGGGAAGATGTATACATAAAGATGGCGGCACGTATCTACGGTTGCAAAGAAGAAAACGTTACAAAAGATCAGCGGTTCGTTGGAAAGACTACGATCCTCGGTGCTGGGTATGGTATGGGTGCCGAGAAGTTTGGCGCGCAGTTAAAGACGTTTGGGTATGAGGTATCGACTGATGAAGCTCGTCGGATCATAGACATATACCGAGATGCAAACTATAAAATTAGTCAAGGATGGCGCGATGCGAACTACATGGTGCAGAAGCTTGCCAGTAACCGAGCAGTTAAGTTCGGGCGTAAAGGTATCATCCAAGTAGACGCCGCTAACCAAGCACTGATTGTGCCGAGTGGCCTAAGAATTTTCTACGATGAGTTATACGGGGAGCAAGCCGAAAAAGGTTTGGAGTATAGCTACAAAACTCGTAGAGGACGCACCAAAATATACGGCGGCAAAGTCATAGAGAATGTATGCCAAGCCATAGCACGTTGTATTATAGGCGAACAAATGCTAAGTATAAGCAAGAGATACCAAGTGGTATTGACTGTTCACGATTCGATTGTGTGCTGTGTTCCTGACGCCGAAGTCGCTGAAGCACAGGCGTTTGTGGAGAGTTGTATGCGGTGGACACCCGACTGGGCCGAGGGGCTACCTGTCGATTGCGAGAGCGGTACGGGCAAATCATATGGGGATTGTGAATGAGTAAAGCAGGGCCATGGTCATTTAGTCGGATCAAAGCATTCGAGCAATGCCCTAAACAATTCTACCACGAAAAGGTACTCAAGCAGTATCCGTTTAGACCGACTGAGGCCATGCGCTATGGTAGTGATTTTCACAAGGCGTGTGAGAAATACATAGGTGAAGGCACGCCTATCCCTGCTAAATTTGATTTCATCAAGCCGACACTCGATTCTTTGAACCGTAAGAAAGGTAAGAAGATCGTCGAGCAGAAGCTAGGGTTGACCGCTGACCTAGAACCGTGCAGCTTCTTTGCCAAAGATGTTTGGTTTCGAGGTATTGTTGACCTTGCAATCATAGACGAGGATACTGGTACGGGCTGGATCATAGACTACAAGACAGGAAAGTCTGCCAAGTACGCCGACAAGGGACAGCTTGAGTTGATGGCGCTTACAATATTTAAGCATTACCCAAAGGTTACTAATCTAAAAGCAGGGCTACTCTTTGTAATAGCTAAGAGCCTTGTCAAAGCGGAATATGAAATTGACTTACAGCAAGTTCTTTGGAGCAAATGGTTGTCGAACTATGCTAAACTAGAGAAAGCGTTTGAAGTAGATGTGTGGAACCCCCGCCCGTCAGGACTTTGCAGACGCCACTGCCAAGTAATTGAATGTCCTCATAACGGAGCAAGCTGATGCCATACAAAAACAAGAAACGCCCGTACAAGAAAGAGTACGACCAACAGGTAGAACGTGGCGAACACAAAAATCGCATGGAACGCCAGAAAGCTAGGCGCAAAATGGATAAGACAGGTAAAGATGCCAACAAGAATGGCAAAGCCGACAAGCGGGAAGGCAAGGATATCGCTCACAAGAAACCGCTAAGTAAAGGTGGGACTAACAAGGATGGTGTATCCGTCCAAAGCAAAAAGAAAAACCGCGCGGCTGGCGGTGCTATAAGTAGCCCAAAGAAAAAAAAGTAGTGCCTCACTACCACGGAGAACAACATGAAGATTCTACGGGATAAAGCAATACTGCTGAAGGTTCGTAACCCTAAACAGATCACAGCAGTAATCCCTAAAAGTAAGGAATTACCAATGAACAAAGTCGTCGTTAACTGGGGCTTAGAAGAAGCTCATACCCTACGAGGGTTAAATATAAACGTACCGTCACCTATAACTAAACGATACAGTTGGCCGGGACAGTATAGACCCTTCGATCATCAGAAAGACACCTCGTCTTTTATGACTATGAACAAGAAGTCGTTCTGCTTTAACGAGCAGGGTACGGGCAAAACCGCATCGGCTATCTGGGCGGCAGACTATCTTATGTCTCAAGGTAAGATTAAACGTGTGTTAGTAATCTGCCCGCTATCTATAATGGATAGCGCATGGCGTGCAGACTTGTTTTCTTTTGCTATGCACCGCACGGTAGATGTTGCTCACGGTAGCAAAGAGAAGCGCAAGAAGATCATCAACAGCGGGGCAGAGTTTGTAATTATTAACTATGATGGTGTCGAAGTCGTTAGCGAAGAGATTGCTAAGGGTGGTTTTGATCTGTTTATTGTTGACGAAGCAACCCACTACAAGAACGCGCAGACTAAACGATGGAAGACACTGAACAAACTAATCGGCGAAAACGATTGGTTATGGATGATGACGGGTACTCCTGCCGCACAAAGTCCAGTTGATGCCTATGGACTAGCCAAGTTGGTAAACCCTATGGCAGTGCCGAGGTTCTTTGGATCATGGCGTGATATGGTGATGTGGAAAGTAACTCAATTTAGCTACAAGCCAAAAGAAAACTCCAAGGATACGGTGTTTCAAGCGTTGCAACCTGCGATCAGGTTTACCAAAGACGAATGCTTAGACTTACCTGATATGGTCTACACCAAACGATTTGTCGAGATGACTGCACAGCAGAGGAAGTATTACGATACCCTCCGCAAGAAGATGATTATGGAAGTAGCTGGCGAGTCTGTGACAGCGGCTAACGCTGCAATCAATATGAACAAGCTACTTCAGATCAGCGCGGGGGCAGTTTACACCGACGATGGTGATTCGGTAGAGTTCGATATTAAAAACCGATACAAAGTCCTTAAAGAAACAATCGACGAGAGCAGTCAAAAGGTTTTAGTGTTTGTTCCGTTTAGGCACACGATAGACATGTTGACAAGCAAGCTACGAAAAGACGGCGTCACTACCGAGGTCATACGAGGAGATGTCTCTGCATCTAAACGTACTGATATTTTTCGTAGGTTTCAAAGCGACCCTGATCCGAGAGTGCTGGTCATCCAACCACAATCAGCGGCGCATGGCGTAACGCTTACGGCGGCTAACACAATCGTATGGTGGGGACCAACGTCTTCCCTTGAGACCTACGCGCAAGCCAACGCACGTATTCATCGTGCAGGGCAGAAGCATAAATGCACTATAATACAATTAGCTGGGTCTCCTGCGGAGAAACGGATTTATCGCATGTTGGATGAGCGTATTAACATACATACAGCTATGATAGATTTATACAAAGAAGTGCTTGACTAGCCACCATAAGACAGTATAAGACACTATATGTCAGTAATGTGCGTATAAAATGGAGAACAGCTATGACAATACCTGTTGAAAAACTTGTTAGTGCTTACACAAAGATACGCGAAAAGCGTACACAAGTATCGGCCAAGTTCAAAGAAGAAGATGGTGTTCTTTCTGAACAGCAAGACAAAATCAAAAGAGCTTTGCTGGACTACTGCAAAGATCAAGGAGTAGACAGCGTGCGTACGGGATCAGGTTTGTTCTATCGTACTGTTAAACAGCGGTACTGGACAAGTGACTGGGAGTCTATGCACTCGTTTATTATGGATCACAACCTTCCTGACTTTTTTGAAAAGCGTCTCAACCAAACCAATGTACGTCAATTCATAGAAGAAAACCCTGACTTGCTACCTGCGGGGCTAAATGTGGATTCGGAGTACGTTATCTCTGTAAGGAAAAAATGAAATGCTTACCACTGAAACACCTTACTCGAACATTAGGGAAGTTGCAGGGTACTTCAGAGTATCTGTAACAACCATCCGTACTTGGATGCGTAAGGGACTAATACCTGAAAGCAGCTACATCAAAATCGGAGAAGTCTACAGATTTAGGCTCGACGAGGTAGAGGCTTCGGTGACCAATGCTAAGAAACCGAAGAAGCGGAAAAACTAATGTCAGTTACGGCGGTTGACAATAACTATATTGATGGGTCTGGTTTAAACCAAATCACCTTGGGGGGTAGGCGTTTTCGCCAATCCGTTGACGGCGAGTACGTCAACGTAAGTGATGGCCCATTGAATGTAATTATAGTAAACGCCGCAAAGCTGGCCCGTACTTACTATGAAGGTATGTACGATCCAGCAAACCCATCTGCCCCGACATGTTGGTCACCAGATACGCAGATACCATCCAATGATGTTCCGACAGACCAAAAGCAAGCTACTCGCTGTATGGACTGCCAACATAACATCAAAGGTTCAAGTAGCGGTGGGGGCCGCGCTTGCAGGTATTCGCAACGTCTGGCGGTCGTATTGGAAGGGCAGATGGATACAGTTTATCAGATGCGTATCCCCGCTACATCTATTTTTGGCAAAGATCAAAAAGGTGATATGGCTATGCAAGGCTACTCTAAGTACCTACATAGGCATAAAGCTTCATCACTATCGGTGGTTACACAGGTACGTTTTGACGAGGGGTCTGAAACACCTAAACTGTTTTTTAAAGCTGTCCGTGCGCTCAACGAACAAGAACTCAAGAAGGCGCTCGAACAGAAAAGTAGCCGTGCGGCAAGCATGACTGCGTTACAGACCATGACGGTTCAATTAGAAACCGCAAGGGACAACTCTCCGTTTACAGAAGTAAGCGGTTTTGAATATAACAAAGGAGAAGACTAATGGCAGCAGCCAAACCAATGCTAATCAAAGGCGTCGAAGCTCATTACCCGCGTCTTAATCAGACCTATAAATTTGATAGGGGCGTTCTTCCTAACGGAAAGACAGTGCCTTGTGGTCCTACCGAAGAGAATGCAAAGTACGATACGAAGTTTCGTATGAACGATGCACAGGCAAAAGAATTGTATAACGCCATGAAAGCCGCATACAAGGAAGCAGCTCAGTCAAGCTGGCCTGAAATGCCGAAGCATACCGAAGTGTTTGAAAGGGACGCAGATGGTATGTACATTGGCTCTGCTCAACTAAAGGGTCAGTACTCTGGTACGGTTACCGATAAGCCCCTACACGTTGACTCAAAGAACAGAAAACTACCCTCTGACTTTGAACTCACGCATGGCAGTACTGTAAATATCGCAGTGGCTCTTGTACCGTACAACATGACTTCTCATGGTGTATCACTACGGATAAAAGCTGTGCAGGTTATAGCTCTAGCGGTGAAGAAACAACATTCTCCGTTTGATACGCAAGAAGGTTTTTCTCTCGACGAGGATGACCCGTCTGCTATATTTGGGGATGTAGTTGAGTCTGCCCCTGCTGAAGTAGACGAAGTGCCTACACCGAAAAAGGTCGCCAAGAAGAAAGAGGCTGCTCCCTCTACTGAAGAGGCGGACCTTTCATCTATCGTTGACGATTGGGACGACTAACTTAACAAGTAGTCGTTAGTTAACGGTAGATTGCCGTGGTGGGATTTTGTGTCCTTTCTACCCACCACGGCACACTTTGGAGCAGCAACAATGAAAACATTAGAATTTTTAAGGGGGGTACTGAGTAGTGAAGGCCACTACTGCGTGTTCGCCTCTAAAGACGATACCCGTATACAAGAGTTTTACGATACTCTTGAAGAGGTAGAACTCGCGGCCAACAAGTATGCTGCGGAAGGATTAAACACATACTTCGCTCTTAGTACCTTTAAAGAGCCGACCAAGAATGCAGGGCGAAAAGCCCAGAACGCGTACGAGTTGAAGTCTCTATTTCTCGACTTGGATGTTGGCCCGTTGAAAGAGTTCCCTACGCAGAAGGCGGCGGTGGACGCCCTACGTGCTTTTTGCAAGAAGCTTTCTCTGCCTAAACCTATGATGGTCAACAGCGGAAACGGGGTGCATGTGTACTGGCCCCTTACCGAAGCAGTTTCGGCAGAGCAGTGGGTGGTAGAAGCTCAACGGCTAAAGCAAGCATGTGCGGATAACGGCCTCCGTGCTGACCCCGTAGTCACTGCTAATCTTGCGCAAGTCCTACGTGTCCCTGGTACTTTTAACTGTAAGAGTGACCCACCCCTACCCGTAGAACTGTTTGGCGTTTCTATGCCTGACCCTGTGGTGTTAGAAGATTTTACGTCCAGTCTGGGTGTGTTTACGATGCCAGTTACCACGCTTGATCTAGGTACTGACGCACTCTACGAAGCGTACGCAGACAACTCTGAGAATGTTTTTAAGACTATTATAAAGAAGACCGCTGAAGGGCGTGGTTGTGAGCAGCTAAAGTTTATAGCAACGCATCAGTCTGAGGTCAGCGAACCGCTATGGCGTGCGGGGTTATCTATTGCAAAGTTTTGTATAGATGGGGACGTAGCCGCAAAGAAGATTTCTAGCAAACACCCCGACTACAACGAAGCAGCTATGCGCAAGAAGTTAGATGAGATCAAAGGTCCGTATACTTGCGCACGCTTTGACGAGTTAAACGAAGGCGTATGTAAAGACTGCTCACTACAAGGCGAGATCAAATCGCCGATTGTGCTGGGTAGGCGTGTTCGAGAGTCCGAGGGTGATGTGACAGTACTCGCGTCCGTTGTTAAGGGCGGAGTAAAGAAGTCTGAAAAATTTGACATACCCGAATATCCTGCACCCTATTTCCGTGGTGCAGCGGGGGGCGTGTTCCTACGCAGTAGCAATGCTGATGGGGATATAGAAGAAGATCTTGTTTATCATCACGACATCTATATTACTAGGCGTCTACACGATATTGAACTGGGCGAGACATTGGTGTTTCGTCTACATTTGCCGAGAGATGGCGTACGTCAATTTAACGTACCACTTGCACAAGTAACTTCCCGTGAGGAATTTCGTAAGTGCATGGCTAAGGAAGGCGTAACCGCACATGGGAAGGCACTAGATAAACTAATGACATATACAACAAAATGGGTAGACGAACTACAACGCACGACTACAGCAGATGAGGCGCATCGCCAATTCGGTTGGGCTGACGATAATATGGAGTCGTTTGTGTTGGGAGACAAGTTAGTCACGGCGACAGACGTAGACTTTAACCCGTCTTCATCGGCCACAGCAGGGCTGATAGATGCATTCGAGCCGAAAGGTACGCGTGAGAAGAACCTTGAGCTGTTGGAGTTCTACAACAAACCGGGGTACGAGCTGCACCAGTACGTTGTCGGCGTTGGTTTCGGCTCACCGCTGATGGCAGTCACAGGACTCAACAGTATGTCTATACACCTATATGGTGGTTCGGGTGTTGGTAAAACAACTGCACAAATGGCAGCTATCGGTGTCTGGGGTAGCCCTGAAGAACTGATGAACAGCAAAGAGGATACGCACAACGCTCGTATGCTGAGGGGCGAGGTGATGCACAATATCCCGCTGGTGTCTGATGAGATGACGAACGTAAACGGCGAACAGATGTCTGACTACACCTATCAAGTATCCAGTGGGCGACAGAAAAACCGCATGTCCTCTAGTGGCAATACCGAACGCGCTAGGGGCAAGCCTTGGCAACTGCTTGCTCTGAGTTCGGGTAACACGAGCGCATGGGAAATCTTGGGTCGGCATAAGGCAACGCCGAAAGCAGAGATGCTGCGGATGTTTGAGCTAAACGTGAAGATGATGAATTTTACCAAAGGCGACAATACTGCTACTGCTCACCTCATAGAGGAATTTAAGTCGAACTACGGGCATACCGGCATTGAGTACATCCAGTGGGTCATCAACAACAAAGACGAAGTGCGCAAGATCGTAGACTCTGTGCGTATACGCATAGACAAGGCGGCTGGACTTGGCCCAGAGCATCGGTTCTGGACGAACGGTAACGCCGCGATTATCTCTGGTTTGATGATTGCTAAAAAGTTGGGCCTCATAAACTATGACGTAGCCTTAGTGTACAGATGGATTGTGAGTGAGTTGATTTCTCGTCGCAACTACGTCAGCGATGCAGGGTCATCCGTCACTGAAACACTGAACAACTACTTGTCAGAAAACTACAACAACCTGCTCAAGATCGAAAGCACTGAAGATCAGCGTGGCAGGAATGATAACGTAATAGAGCTTGTGCCTATTGGTGCAAGTCCTCGCGGTACGTTGGTCGCACGCTACGAGCCAGATACCAAGTTGTTGTTCCTGCGTCTCAAGCCGTTCCGAGAGTGGTGTGTTGACCAGCAAATAAACTACCAAGGCGTAGTGGATGACTTGAAAGAAAAGCTAGGAGCCAAGCGCGTTAAGAAACGTCTAACCAAAGGCACGGACTTCAATCTCCCGCCTGACTGGGTGCTAGAGATGAAGTTTGCAGAGATGGAGCAGGGTGACGATGGACCAGAAAGTACTAAAAATTGATGATCTAAATCCTGACGGGCTACGGATCACAATAAATTGGGAAGTTATGGACGTTAAGTCGTCCATCTTCGTACCCTGCATTAATACTGAGAAGGCTAAAGATCAGTTACAGAAGCTTGCGAAGCGTAAAAAATGGGAGTTTGAGGTGCAAATATGCGTAGAAGACAAGAAACTAGGTTTACGTGTATGGAGAACTGTGTGATACGTTGATCATTACGACATTGTTTACAGTGTTGTTCTCCATTGTTATCTTGCCCCGCATATAACCTGTGCGGGGCTTTTTTATTAGAAATCGTATTGATCTAGAATACTCTGCGACATCTCTGTGGTCGTTACACCCCCACGCATGTTACTTGTTGTCTTACCAAAGGCTCTAAGAGAATTTCGTTTCGTGTCCCCCGTAATCTGTTTTTTACGTGTATCTGCGTCTTGTGGTAGCCCTGCGTTGTACTCTTCAATAAGAAGTTCCACCTTCTGAAACTCGTCTCCATCACCTTCGCGGATAGCCATGTTACGGCGGCGTAGTAGTTTAGTCTTCCTACTATTCACAGTGTCTTCACGGCGACGAGCGTTTTTATTTGCTTCAAGCTGCTGGATGTAGGCTTGCGGCGCAAACCCTAGCCCCTGCATGACTACGTTGTATGGGTTGATGTCCTCAATAATTGGGTCACCACGGCGTGTTGTTGCGCCTTCTGTAGCAAAACGTAAAGCTTTAAGGCCGTTCCTGATTGACGCAGGGGCCATGGATTCGATACCGCGTTGCACCTCTCCATCGTATATATCTTTAACGCCGCGTTCTACGCTTAATCCTACACCAATAACTGGACCCCCAAGCTGCTCAATTAATGTCCACAAATTACTTTGATCTTTGTCGATGATCGGGGAGCGATACAGCAAGCTGTTCAGCGAGATGCGGTTAGCTAAATCTACGCCTAGTATCTCGTTGGAAAGCCCACCATATATACCTTCGCCAACAAACTTACGTGTCATTGCTTCAAAGTCGTCTTCGTCATCATCTGCAAACATGTTGTATATTGCACCGATACCGCCCATCAAAGGCATACCGCCAAGACCTGCGAACAGACCAGTTGAAATTAGGAAGTTACGCCCCGCTGCACGAGCCACTGGATCACCTTTGGCAGATTCCTGCGCCAACTTAGCCATCATATAGTACTTACTGATTGCAAAGCGTTTAAAGAGGAACAAGATGTTACCAATTGCCCCCTGTGCCACAATTGGACGCCCCGCTGCCGCTGTAGAACCAAGAGTGAACTCTGTAGTGTTTATGGCTTCTTGCGCCGCTTCACGGTAGTCAGCGTCAGTAAGGGGTGATCCTTTTTCACGCTGCATTTTCTGGACCTCTAACACGTAAGAAGCGGTAAGCGTTGTCTCACGGTTGAAGCGTTCTGAGTGATGGAACATAAAGCTAGAATACTTATTAAAAGTTTCTAAGGGCGCATCGCGTCCTATCTCCAAATTCTCTTGCGTCATGGACTGATTGAACTGCCCTTGGTCTATGCCCATAGCTATAAGGATATCGGCACGGACATTACGCAGCATCTCAGGTAAGCTGCTTAGGTCATAGTTAGAGATAGATTTGCCAGCCGCACCCATATTTATTTCTTGTGGGATAAGTTGGCCGTCTGCATCTTTAACCATTATGGTGCGTTTACTGGGCGAACCTGCAAACAACTTAGTAGCTGCCCCGAATGCACGGGCCGTTGGACCTATTTTATGTTTACCTGCAATGACAGGCATGGCACTCATGGCAACGTCGAAGAATGTAATCGCCGCTGACGAGAAGTTAAGCCCCATTGTAAAGCCAAACCCCAAGCTGTTTACCACTTGTGAGTAGCGAGGTACGTTAGGGCTTTGCGCGAACTTAGCGATCTGCTCCAGTTTCTCCGCTAGCATAGCTGTACTAGGATCGGTTTTGTATGGTGCCAAGTCCTTACGGAACTTTTCAAGCTCCGCCGCAGATTTAAGCTGGACAAGCTGACGATTTAAATCACGACCTTTTTCTTTAAGCATAGTGTAGGAATCAAAATCCATGCCCCCCATACCTGTTGGTGTAGTGTCCCCAAGGAATCCACGTACACCTTTACGGCGGCGTAAACTCTGCATAAACGAACGCTCTGGCATTGCGTCAAGAGACAAGTCTACAAGCTCTTGCATTACCTTTTTATAGTCCTCGTCAGTATTAAACCTTTCTTGGTTAAATTGCACTGACTGAAGTATGTCCCGAATAAACCCACTGCTAGGTACTTTGTCAAAGCTCATGGGGCTAGTAGCCTCAGTGAGTTCAAATCCAGAGTCAAAATCCTTACCTTGAGGCTTATTATATTCAAGCACTGCGGCTTTAGCTTGCTCTGCTTTACGGAGAGTAGGGTAGTATTCCACAAACCGCTCAACATTACCCTTGCTTGGATCAATTGCCTGATAGGACAAACGATACTTACCCTTACGCAGCAGAGGAAAGTAAGGTCGAATCTTACCCGTATCTTTTTCTAAAATCTTACGAAGTTGTTCAAACGCAGTTTTTCTAGTTTCCGCATCAGGGATTGTAGCGTCTAGCCGTGCTTCCAAAGCCGAAAGAATATCGTCATAAGTGTCTTGGAAGTAGTTGCGCATCTGCCCATAGAACGCTTTACCTTGAGCGTCGAGCTTATTGTATTCCGCAAATAGCTCATCGTATTCGGCAGAGCGTTCCTTGTCGTCACGAATAGTTTTCATGTACTTAGCATCGTTACCCCGTGACGGATCAATCTTTAAGTAAGTACTGCGCGGGATGATGTTGTTTAGTATGGCAGACATGCCTTTATTTTTACGCTGCCACTTATGAAGGTTGTCTAGTATAGAGTTCAGTACATCGGACTTCTGACGCAACGCTCCACTTTGCTGCTTAATTAAAAGATTAAGTTTTTCTGCAAAGGGTATTTTACCCGAAGCGATGTCTGTCAAGATGTTTACGGGTAATGTATTTAATATCAAGCTTTTTGCTTTTGCACTAGCGCCTTCGTTAAATATAACATCTGCGTAGTCTTTAACTTTTTCAGGCGCAAGGTTCGCTGCTTTACTGAGTAGCTGCGAAGCCCCCTTCTTAGTACCTGCCATCAGCAACATACTCGGCGCTGCCCGTGTGGAAGGTGATGGAGATAACATACCATCTATAAGGCGATCGACTTCAGTCAGTGCTGAAGGGGAGGGGGACAAACCTAGTATCTTACGCACGACACGTTTAATGGCACCTGTAAACTTCTCCCAGCCTGACATTTTGCCGCCATCTACCTTCGCCAGAGCTAACGCACTCTGGAACTCAGGATTACTGAAGGCTTCTGCTACAAACTCGTCGAGATTACGGGTGCCGTATACTTCGCCGAATTGCTCGCGCACTGCGTCAAGTAGAGTTTGTAGCTGCTTAACTTCTGGCAAGGAGGGATTTGCTATAGCCGCCGAAGTAGCCGCGTGAGTCATCTCGTGCAAGACAGTATGCACGTTCATCCCGTTGTTAGCATCGATGTAAATTGTATTTGTTTCAGGCTCAAACATACCAGCAGCTTTGCGCCCCGTCATCTGAGACAGATCGTCAACCACTTGCACCTGTGTCGTGCCGAGAACTCTACCGAGCTTGGCTGCGATCTCACGGATACGGTCTACTTGGCTTGTGGCCGCAATAGCGTTGAGGGCGAACTGTAGATCACCACGTTGTAGTGCGTTACGGATGCTGGGCAGCAGAGCTTGATCCAAACCATGCATAGGGTCGATAAGTAAGAAACCCATGTCGCGGGACGAAACGTAACCCTCGTACAAGTCCATTATTTCTTCACCCGGCACAACTGTTTTAGTTTCGGGGTCGTACACTATCCTTGTGGTAGGGCCAACGGTTGCGACTTTGTTTTTGTTTTCGCGTAACTGAAGACCTGTACCGATAAGATACGATTCAAAGGCTGTTCGACCCTTAATTGGTCGGGTTACACGCATCATCTCCGCGCCAGACTTTGTTGTAAGTATGTTAGCTGGTTCAGTCATAGAACTGTCGAGGGCGAGCCTCTCGTTAATCTGCTCACTTATAGCTTTTATACGCTCTGCTTCTACATACGCTGCCAAGGCTTTGGCTTGCTGCCTCTGCTCGTAGTTGTTATCCTTACGGAGTATTTCTTTTATAGCCTTTGTCATCCCAATGTATTTATCGGATAAGTTTGCTTTAGGAGTATTCCGCTTTGCTAGTACAGCCGCATCACGGGTAACAGCCATAGCTTGTGGAGACATGTTATTAAACACCCATTTGCGTGCATCCATAGCTGACTTTTGGGTCATGCCTTTGTAGAATACGAACTGTTCAGAGGTGTAGTCTTTCTTTATAGATTTCGTCTCGCCTTGCGCACTAATCATCCCCATCTCATCAAGCGCGTCAACAGGTCTACGGAACCGTTTGAAGAACAGCTTGGCGGCTTTAGCTTGCGAGTTAAGTTCTTTGTCCGTAGTGTTAAGAAGTTCTACAATCCCTTCTTTGTCTACCGCAGTAGTGACTTCGGCAACATCTCGTGGGTCTACTTGCGTATCGTGGTACTCTCGAATCTTAACGGTGTCTTGCCGATTAAACTCAAATCTACGGTTTAGCTCTGCCTGTGCAGCGGTATCTCGCGCAGCTTCGGCTTCTTGGAGTTGGGCCTGTGGTACAGCCGCGCCTTGGACTGGCGCTTGAACTGGCGCTGGACCCATAGGAGGAGCAAGATTACCTGGACCTCCACCCGTAACTCTTCCCGGTGCTGCGTTACGCCCGTCGTCAGGAGCAGCTTGTAGATCAGCTTGTGGTACAGCTTGTGGTACAGCTTGTAGATCAGCTTGTGGTACATCCACAGGCTTAGCGGTAGCGACCTCGGCTTGCTTCTCTAATTCGGCTACTTCTTCGGGTGTTACTTTGGTTTGTGGTACATCTACA